AAGAGAATCTTTGTTGTGACATGGACTAACCATCTTGTCGGTCAAGTAGGACCAGAGGACATTAAGTGCTTTGAGGACTACAAAACTGCTATTGGGTTTTCTAAACTCATGAAGCAGTCTTATAATTATGTAAACTTTTACGAGGAAAATGTAGAAAAATGGGATTCTTAGATTCTGTAATTAAGGATAGTGGCAATGAGTTTGCTAGTCGTGTTAGTGAAGGGGTTGCTGCTGGCGACATTACATCTTACGTTGATACTGGTTCTTACATCTTTAATGCCTTGGTTAGTGGTTCTTTGTTTGGGGGTCTACCCTCCAATAAGGTTACTGCCTTGGCAGGAGAATCAAGCACTGGCAAGACTTTTTTTGCTCTCAGCGTCGTTAGTAATTTCCTTGCTGATAATCCTACGGGTGGAGTCATTTATTTTGAGTCTGAATCTGCTATCTCGCGTGATATGATTGAGACTCGTGGCATTGACAGTTCACGTATGATCATCATGCCTGTTGCAACGATCGAAGAGTTCAGGACACAAGCTTGTCGTATCCTAGACAAGTATGTGAAAGAACCTAAAGACGAGAGGGTTCCTATGCTATTTGTGTTAGACTCTCTTGGTATGCTTTCAACATCTAAGGAGATGGAAGATGTTGCTAATGACAAGCAGGTCAGGGACATGACTAAGAGTCAGTTAATTAAGGGTGCCTTTCGTGTGCTTACCCTCAAACTAGGACAGGCATCTGTTCCTATGATTGTTACCAACCATACATATGATGTTATCGGTTCTTATGTTCCGATGAAAGAAATGGGCGGAGGAACAGGTCTTAAGTATGCTGCTTCCACAATCATTTATCTTGGTAAAAAGAAAGAGAAAGATGGTACTGAATTAGTAGGTAACATCATCAAGTGTGAGGCAAAGAAGTCTCGTTTAACAAAAGAAGGTAGTAAAATTGAGACACGTTTATTTTTTGACGAACGTGGACTTGACAAGTATTACGGACTACTGGAACTGGGTGAACGATACGGAGTCTTTGAGCGTGTTGGCAATCGTATTAAGATTGATGGTTCTTCTGTTTATCCTAAATCGATTCTCGCAGACCCTGAAAAGTACTTCACTGAAGAAGTAATGGTTAAACTTGAAGAAGCAGCACAGCAAGAATTCTCCTATGGCAACTGAGCGCATTCAACAAACTATCTTACGTAATCTCATCTTCACTGAAGAGTATTATCGTAAGGTAGTCCCTTTCCTAAGAGCAGATTATTTTGAGGAGTATCATGAAAAAGTTATCTTTGAAGAGATCGCTGACTTCGCTGGTAAGTATGACAAAGTTCCTACTCAAGAAGTCTTATCGATTAATCTCCAAAATCGTAATGATCTTACTGACGAAACGTTCAGAGATTCGTTATCGACAATACGAGGACTTACCGATGAGTGGGTTGACTACGAGTGGCTCCTCGACGCAACCGAAAAGTGGTGTCAAGACAGAGCAATCTATCTCGCCCTTATGTCCTCGATCAAGATCGCAGATGGAGGCGATAAAAAAATATCAAAGGATGCGATCCCAGGTATCTTACAAGAAGCCTTGGCAGTATCGTTCGACGAACACATAGGACACGATTACATTGAACAAGCAAAAGACCGCTATGAATTCTATCACCGCAAAGAAGAGAAGGTTCCCTTTGATCTGGAAAAGTTTAACTATATTACTAAAGGTGGTATCTCTAACAAGACTCTCAGTGTCGCTCTTGCTGGAACGGGTGTCGGCAAGTCTCTATTCATGTGCCATTGCGCTGGTGCCGCACTCACCCAGGGGAGGAACGTACTCTATATTACATGTGAAATGGCAGAGGAGAAAATTGCTGAACGAATTGACGCGAATCTTTTAAATGTTTCTATCAAAGATATTGCTGAACTACCTGAAGTTATCTTCAATTCTAAAGTTCAAGAGATCTCTAGGAAGACTAGAGGCAAACTTATTATCAAAGAGTATCCCACAGCATCAGCACATGCTGGACATTTTAAATCACTCATAAGTGATCTGTCTCTCAAGAGAGATTTCAAACCAGATATAATCTATATTGATTATCTAAACATCTGTGCATCAGCGAGGTATAAAGGTGCGATTGTCAATTCTTACACGTATGTTAAAGCGATTGCTGAGGAGCTTCGGGGTCTTGCTGTGGAATGTAATGTTCCTATTGTCACAGCTACTCAAACTACTCGTAGTGGTTATGGCAATAGTGACCCTGACCTTACCGATACTTCTGAGTCTTTTGGTTTGCCTGCCACTGCTGACTTTATGTTTGCTCTTATCAGTACTGATGAGCTTGAACAACAGGGTCGCATCATGGTCAAACAACTTAAGAACAGATACAACGAAACCGCTGCCTCACGAAAATTCATGGTGGGAATTGACAGATCCAAGATGAGGCTGTATGATGTAGCGGAAGATGCTTCTGACATCAACATTAATGAAGAGAACCCTGGTGAAGAGTTCTCACAATTTGCACAAACACAAAACCGACTATCTAAATTTGCTGAGTGGAATGTATGACTATTAAATTTGAACGCTATGAAGAATTTGTTTCAGCAGTTACTTCAGAGGCTTCTACAAACTTTGTTGACTTTGCTGATCGTATCGGGGATCTTGATCGACAAGGTGCCAATATTGAGAGACTTCTTACTGCTGGTGTTGGAATTAATGCTGAGGGCGGTGAGTTCCTTGAGATCATTAAAAAAATGGTCTTCCAAGGAAAACCGTGGAACGAAGATAATCGTGAGCATCTTATCATTGAGTTGGGTGATGTTATGTGGTATGTTGCTCAAGCTACAATGGCACTTGATATATCCTTCGATGAGGTAATTGAAACTAACGTCAACAAACTCAAGAAGCGTTATCCAGGTGGTGAGTTCAATGTTCATAACTCGGAAGTTCGTGCTGCTGGCGACAGATAATGTTCAGTCTCTGGATCCACCTACGAGCATTCTTTTCTGTTGTAGTGGTGAGTTGTGCTCACCCTGTCAACTGGGAGCATTGTGTTCGTGTGGACCAGTGGCTCTTGCCAGAAGTCAAGGAAGGGTATAGACTATGGACAGGACAAACGCACCCCTATCAAAATGAAAAAGATTATCTCGACCTCCCCTCTAAATAGTTAGACGGGAGGTTTTTTTATGTCTAAGCAAATAGATTTATCTGGAATCGGTGGTGAATATAAAAAAGCAATTTATGACGTTATGGATTCACTTGGCAATGAAGAGTTTTCTTTTTATGAATTTGATATAACAAAAATTGCTGATCCAACTAGTAGAGCAAAAATTTTCTTTGCTCTTAAAGTAATTGTTCCAAGGGCAAAGAGAACAAAAGCAGCGTCTATGATTGGACAAAATGTATCCGCGAAAGGATATACTGCTGTTGATACTAAAGGAACTGGAAATCAATTAGACATTGATGTTAGTGGTAAAATTTTAAGAATTGATATTAAACCTCAAGGTGGTGGGTCTGGCGGTGGCGCTGCAGAAACTGCGAGGAATGAATCAGCACAATGCCTCTATGCTGCCCTTGCTTTCAATGTGTATCGTGGAACAATAGATGAAGACCTTCCTGTTTCTATAAGTGATCTTGAGAAAGCATCAAAAACGATTGATGTTGATGTTCCTTTTGAGAAATTACTTCCAGATGAATTGTCAAGAGAATGGCAGATATCTTCTATTAGGGGAGCAAATAAATTATGGGAAACGTTTCATAGTTCTGGAAAAAGTTATGTTTTTTGCAGAGGCGGCGGACCAGACGATAAAGAAATTAAAAAAGCATATCAACGAGCTAGAAAAAGTATGATGAAAGACCCTGATATTAGGGTAGTTTTTTCTTCTGAAGACAAATGGAATCCAGCGGATATCTGGATGGTATCATCTACAGTCAATGTAAGTGAGTTAGATGATTACAAAACGGTTGATACAATAAATGAATTCATAAAAGAAAAATATAAAGAAAGAGAACTGATTGGTGTTTCTCTTAAGAAAATAAAAAATCAAGCAAAATTAAAAATTTTGAACTATGATCCAAATGATAAGATGAAAGAACTTGAAGATGTTAAGTGGGGACAGTACTGGGTAAAATTTAAAAATCCTAAACTCGTTGGTGGCGAAGATGCCTTTCCAATGGATGTTTATCTTTATTGGAAAAAAGGTGGTGGAGAAGGAGATAGGTTTCAATCAAGAAATTTTGGTGGATCGTCATCTCCATCTTGGCAGATAGAAAAGAAAGGATCATCAGCAGCACAGGGTCGTTGTGGTGGCGGAAGTATTGTTGAAATTCTAAAATCTCTTGACGTTTCTTACACTGGCATTACAACTGGTTGGAATAATAAAACATTTTGGAACGATTGTAAGCCAACAAATAAATCCAAGAAGGGTGCTATTAATAATGAATTGGTTGAATTACTTGAAAAATACTGTACATCAGCAAAAGCGGGATATCCTGGAGATGTGCAAGCAAAAATTGAGGTTGCCAATAAAAGTCAATCTTACAGATATAGTAAGTTGATGGGTCTTCGTTTATTGGATTGTATTTTAACTTCTGGTAAGGGAGATGAAATTATGAAAGCACTATATTCTTATGCTGGATCTCAAACAGATAAGTCATCGGTTCATGTAAAACTGATGGACTGATGGACACTTCGCAAACTGTCCTATACTTCTCAACCACCAAGTAAAATCGTGTATCATAGATAGATGGCAAACGTCAAACAACTCAAGCACCTAGAGCACTTGGAAGATGAGATGCTGAACTATGGCGTTGATGGATGTAAGGCAGCAGTATCATTTCTCAAGGAACTGAGGAAGATGTTGGGTCAGCAGGAGAGCAGTGGTTTCATGCAAACCAAATGGGACGGCGCACCTTCTGTTGTCTGTGGTGTTGATCCTTTGTCTGGCGTATTTTTTGTCGGCACTAAGTCCGTATTCAACAAAACTGAACCTAAACTATGTGCTACTGAAAGTGCTGTAGATGAATATTACTCTGGAGACCTTGCTGAGAAACTAAAGTTTTCTCTACTCTACTTTAGTAAGTTGGGTAT